GATGGAAGTCCTCCTTGTACATTATTTTCTATGTCTGGTAAACGTGAAAAATCTTGGAATCAGGAACGTGATTATCATGGAAAGAAAGTATCTAATATAGAAGATCTTACTCAAGATTTTTTAAATATTGCTGAAGGAGTACAACCTAAATTAGTAGTTATTGAGAATGTTAAAGCTATGGCTGCTGGTAATGCTAAAAAATATTTAGCCCAGTTTGTTAATAGATTAGAAGATATTGGCTATACTGCTAGTTGGAAAGTATTAGATGCTTCTAGATATGGTGTTCCTCAACGTAGGGAACGAGTGTTTATTATTGGTGTTAGAAATGACTGGATAGAAGAAAGAGGATATGATTCTTTTGGTGTTAGATCATTATTATTTCCTAAGGAATCTAAAGGAGTAACTACATTAGGTAGTGCAATAGAAGATTTAAAGTATGATGTAGATAATCAGAAAAATGCAGAAGAAGAAATAGAAAAATTAGCTAGTGGTAATCCTGTTGTTGTAGAAGTTTTAAAAAGGATTCCTCACAATCCAAAAAAGCAAATACAATTCTGTGATACATTACGTGAATTAGCAAATGAAAGACCCGATGATCCACATTTGGGTAAATTTAAAGATAATTATGATAAAGAAAAATCAGAATCTGTTCTTTTTGAATTTATTCCTGAGGAGATAGAATATGATTATAAAGGACGAGAAGTTCCAAGACTCTCTTATTTCAATTATTTTCGCACTAGTTATATTAAGCCTTGTCCCACTATCACCGGTAGATGCCATTCTTATTACCTCCCTGATAGTGATAGATGTTTTACTTTGCTGGAGTTAAAGCGTATTATGTCATTGCCAGATGATTATATTATGGAAGGCAGAAAAGCAGAAGCAGAAGAACGTATAGGATTAATGGTAGCACCATTACAAATGAAAGCAATCGCAGATCATTTATATAAAACATTTTTGGAGTAAATATGAAAAAGTTTGTTGTTGATAGAGAAAAGTGTGATTGGAAAGAATCAGTTGCAAAGTTCAAAGGTACAATACTAACAGAAGTCGATTATGATCAAGTATTTTATGATAAAGATTCTTTTAAAATTCTTGGTCCTCCTGAAGGAGTATTTCGTGAACGAAGAACGTTAGCAGTTGTTATTAAAGATGTTTATACAGATAAGCCTTCTATTTATGATGCGTTGAAGAATATAAAATTGACTTCAGATTTAAGAACTACACAATCTGGTCCAGTTAATAAAGAACTTCTTAATACTAAAGGATTAATTGAAGGGGAAGATTATAAATTGATTAATAATAATTCTTATATCAGAAAAAGTAAAAATGGAAAATGGCAGGATGTTGAACGTGGAAATGAAATTTATTCTGGTATGATTGGATATAAAAAGAATAGATGGACAGGAGAAAATACAATTACACCTTGGTGTGAGCAAAATCCTGATTCCTGGAATAAAATAAAAGAAATTGCTACGATTAATGATAAAGTATTTTCAGAAAATCTTTCTGAAATATATGATTATCAAAAAAGTTGGGTTTATGAAAATATTGATCATTTAATATCTGATAGTATTTTTACTACATTAAGTATCAATAAGTATCATAAAGATTATGATGTTAATGGAATGGGAGCCCATGTTGATTCTGGTGATGTTAGTGGTGGAAGAACAACCATGGCAGTTTTTGGTGAAGGTGATATAGAGGGTGCTTATTTTGTTTTTCCTCGATGGGGTGTTGCTATTAAAAGAGAACATGGTGACGTTGTAATTGCAGATTCAAATGAAATCCATGGAGTAACTCCTATTTCTGCAGGAAATGGATCTATGATTACTTGTGTTGCATATTCAGATTCAAGGTTGAAAAGAAAATGATTCCATATATTTTTATACCTACTCTAGGAAGATGGGAGAAACAGATAACATATAACAATCTTCCTGAAGAATGGCAAGAAAAAACAGTATTGGTTATTCAACATCATGAAAAAGAACAATATACAAATTTATATGGTGAAGATCGTATATTTGTTTTACCTTCATATATAGACACTATTGCACCAACTAGAGAATGGATTGTTAAATATCTGGGTGGAAAAAGTTTTTTTTGTATGTTCGATGATGATATTAATTTTTATAGAACTAGAATGGATGGAGAAGAAGGACCAAGTAAAACCGCAATGACCGATCACGATTTTACTGAGATGTTTACTGAGATGTATACATGGTTACGAGATTCTGTTATTCATTGTGCATTAGACGTTGCATGGAATCCTCCTGATAGATCTAATTCATATAAAGAAAATACTAGAATATGTGGTAATGTATTTTACAATGGTTTTAAATTGCCGAAAGATGTGGAGTGGACAAGAATTGCAATACAAGAAGATATGGATGTTAATTTGCAATTGCTTAGACAAGGTTATGCCAATCGTGTATCTAATGTGTGGAGAATTGATCCTGGTCAAACGCAGACAGAGGGTGGTTGTAAACAATCGGGTAGAACTTTAGAATTGCATAACGAAACTCAATTGAAATTACAAGATTTGCATAAACCATATGTTAAAGTAGTTAGTAAAATAGCAAAAAGTTCCGGTGATTGGAGTGGTGAAGAAAAGTTATCTTTACGAGTTGATTGGAAAGGTGCTTATAATTCATCTAAAGTTAATACATTAGATGGTTTTTTTACTTGACAAACTGCGAAAGGATATGTTATAATATGGAATATAATTATGAAAAGGCATTAGAAGATGTTAAAGATCATATTCAAAGATTTCGACAACAAAATTATTATGCGTCTGTGGGAGGAACAGAAGTTATAGATTTATTAAGAACTGAACAATTATTAGAAGGTTTTTGTATAGGGAATATTTTGAAATATGTTACCCGCCTGGGTAAGAAAGAAGTTCAAAAGAATCCTGATATAATGAAAGCGTTTCATTATTTAGTTATATTATTAATTTTGGAAGATCCAGAACGTTATGAGGTGAGATAAGATGCAAATAACAAAAACAACACAAGATCTACTTACTAGTTTTGTAAATATTAATCCATCAATTTTAATTAAAGCAGGAAATAAGGTCTCTACTATGTCACCTGCTAAAAATATATTAGCACAAGCTACTATACCTGAAAACTTTGAGCATGATGTGTGTTTTTATGATTTAGGTCAATTTTTAGGTATTATTAAACAGGAAATTTATGAAGGAGCAGAGTATCATTTTAATGAAACTGCTGTTACGGTATCTAAAGATAAGAATACAGTCATATATAATTATGCTGCTCCAAATACTATAATTCTTCCTCCGAATAAAACACCACAAATGCCTACTCCAGATGTTGTTGTTGAATTGAAGGAAGAAACTTTGGCTATCATTCAGACGATGGTTAATGTATTAGGAAAAGAAGATGTGTCTATTTCTAGTAATGGAGTAGATATTAATATTTCGGTAGTAGATAAATCTGATACGACTAGTAATGAGTTTACTGCTTATTTAGGACCAGGTGATGGAACTGAGTATACTATGTATTTTAAGAAAGATAGTTTAAAAATTTTACCTGGTTCATATACGGTTAGTTTATCTAAGCAGTTTATTTCTCATTTTGAACATGAAGAAGATGAATTAGAATATTATATTGCATTAGAGCAAGATTCAGAATATAAGAATCCTTCGGAGGATTATTAAATATGAGTGAATTTTTATGGGTAGAGAAGTATAGACCTAAAACAATTGATGATTGTATTTTAGTTGATGATATAAAAAATACCTTTAAGAATTTTGTTAAAAATAAAGAAGTTCCAAACCTCCTGCTTGCAGGAGGTCCAGGAATGGGTAAAACTACAATTGCGTTTGCTTTATGCAATGAATTAGAATTAGATTATATAGTTTTAAATGGTTCTAAAGAAAATGGAATCAATCAGATAAGAGACAGAATTACTTCATATGCTTCTGCTGTTTCTTTGACAGATAGTTCATATAAGGTTGTAATTTTTGATGAGGCTGATTATGTAACAACTGAAGCACAAGCTGCTCTTAGGCGATTAATTGAGGAATTTAGTTCTAATTGTAAATTTATTTTAACTTGTAATTTTATGAATAAGATTATTGGTGCTTTACATTCTAGATGTATTCCAATAGAATTTAAAGTTCCTAAAAAGGAAGCTCATACAATTGCCAGTTCTGTAATGAATCGTTTAAGTTATATATTAGATACTGAGGGAATATCTTATAAACCCGCAGTTTTGGCTGAACTTATTATGAAGTATATTCCTGATTGGAGAAGGTGTATTAATGAGTTGCAACGACATTCAGTTAATGGACCAATTGATGAAGGAGTATTGTCGTCAATTGGAAAATTATCTATTGATCCGTTAGTTCAGTATTTAAAATCTAAAGATTATGCGAGTGTTAGGGGATGGGTGATTAATAATTTAGATGGTGATGCTCAAGGATTATTACGACAATTGTATGATTCTTTACATGATAGGTTAGAAGAAAAATATATTCCTGAAGCTGTTTTAGTAATAGCGGATTATAGTTATAAATCAGCTTTTGTTGCAGATCAAGAAATTAATTTAATAGCTTGTCTTATACAGATAATGGTTAATTGTGAGTTCAAATAATGAAAAAGGAAAAACAATTTTGGGAAGATTATGATCCTAATACACCTGTTGATGATGGTGATGAGGTAAATAAAATATCTCTTTGGGATTATTATAAATCTATTACTTCTGAGAAAGTTGTAATAGATTTGAATGATAAAGATGTTGTTAAAAAATTTCCCTACTTTGTTATTGTTAAATTTTTATCTCAAAATCAAAGTGATATTCATCTAGCTAACGAAATTAACTATAGACCCCATATGGATAATCGTTTAAAAATGGACTTTTTTATAAATACTCTCCGTAAGAAGTATCGAAAAGCTAATAAGTTTATGCATGGTATACCTGACGATATACAACTTATTATGGATTTTTATGATTACAGTGAGAGTAAAGCTAAACAAGTTCGTAATCTATTTGATGATAACCAATTGAATAGATTAAGACGATTAACTAATAAAGGTGGTATTAATGGAGAATTTAATCGATGAAATGGTGGAGGTTTCTTTTGAGAATGATGATGATTTTTTGAAAATTCGTGAAACATTGACAAGAATTGGAGTAGCTTCTCGTAGAGAACAAAAGTTATTTCAATCATGTCATATATTACATAAGAGAGGAAAATATTATATTGTACATTTTAAAGAACTATTTTTATTAGATGGAAAGGATTCAGATATATCAGACATTGATATTGGTCGAAGAAATAGAATTGTTAGTTTGTTAAGAGATTGGGAATTATTGGAAGTTTTGACTCCTGATTTAATAGAAAATAAAATACCGATGAATCAAGTGAAGGTTATAACATTTTCTGAGAAAGATGATTGGGAATTAGTTCCAAAATACAATATAGGAAATTCAAGTTAAGAGGTTATTATAATTGAAAACTTTTTATACTAATGTGCATCACTTGGGCAATAAGATTAATGTTAGAGCGGTAATAAATGGAGAACGTGAAAAATATATAGAAGAATATACTCCTGTTGTTTTTGTACCAACTGAGAGAGAGTCTAAGTTTCAAACATTGGATGGTGTTAAGGTTAATAGTATTCGACCGGGCACAATTTCTGATACACGGGAATTTATTGAGAGAAATAAAAAATTTGAAATTCAAACTTATGGATATACAGAGTGGAGTCATCAATATATTGCAGAAAATTTTGAGAATTGTGAATATGATTTAGATTTAATAAGAATATGTAATATTGATATTGAAGTTGCATCTGAAAATGGATTTCCTAGGGTAGAAGATGTTGCTGAAGAAATAGTTGCTATTACTTTTCATGATTCATTGACAAAGAAATATTATGTTTTTGGTAATTCCACTTTTGTTAATGAGAGAGAAGATGTTGTTTATTATGAAGCCAGTGACGAAAAAGATTTAATTAGTGCTTTTGTAAGAGCATTCCAGAATATGTCTCCTGATATATTGACTGGTTGGAATATTAAGTTTTATGATATTCCTTATTTGGTTCGTAGAATAAATAAACTTTTTGATAAAAGATATACTAATAGATTGTCTCCTAATGGCTTTGTGCGTGAGAAAATCATTACTATGATGGGTAGAGAAAATCCAACGTATCTATTATCAGGAATATCTATATTGGATTATCAGGATTTATATAAAAAATTCACTTATGTTACACAAGAAAGATATTCGTTAGATCATATTAGTTTTGTTGAATTAGGAACACAGAAATTGTCATACGATGAATATGACAGTATTCATTTGTTCTATCAGCAGGATTATCAGAAATTTTTAGAATATAATATTCGTGATGTGGAACTAGTAGGATTATTAGAAGAAAAATTGAGATTGATAGAATTAGCTATTTCTCTTGCATATGATTCTGGTATTAATTACGAGGAAGTATTTTCACCTGTTAGAGTTTGGGATGCTACTATATTCAATCATTTGAGAAAAGAAAATATAGTAGTGCCGCCAGCTAATCATAATGACAAGGAAGGAGAATATGAAGGAGCGTATGTTAAGAAACCACAAGTTGGTATGCATAAATGGATAATGTCTTTTGATCTTAATAGTTTGTATCCGCATCTTATTATGCAATATAACATTTCTCCTGAAACTATTAAAGACACTTTGCCGTGGGATGTAGATATTGATGATTTGATTGATAAGAAGATAGATCTTTCTGATTTAAAGAATAATGATTTGACCATGACAGCCAATGGGGCATTTTATAGTACTTCTAAATTAGGATTTTTGCCTGAATTGATGCAGAAGGTGTATAATGAGAGAACTGAGGCCAAGATAAAGGAAATAGAATTACGTAAAATTAATGAAACTACTCCTTCACGCCAATTACAAAATGAAATAGCAAAGTATAATACATTACAGATGGCAAAAAAGATTTTGCTTAATAGTGCCTATGGTGCTTTAGGAAATAAATATTTTAGATATTTTAATGTATTACAAGCAGAGTCTATTACTATGTCTGGTCAATTATCTATCAGATGGATAGAAAATAAATTGAATGAATGGTTTTGGAAGAATATTCCTGAAAATGGAGAAAATGATTACGTGATAGCGGCTGATACTGATAGTGTTTATTTGACTTTTGATCATATAGTTGAAAAGTATTTATCTGGAAAATCAGATGATAAAATAATTAAATTTCTTGATACTATTTCTAAAGATAAAATAGAACCTTATATTACTGAGTGTTATGAAGAATTATCTGAATATTTAAATTGTTATTCACAAAAAATGTTTATGAGTCGTGAGGTGATAGCAGATAAAGGGGTGTGGACTGCTAAAAAGAGATATATATTAAATGTATATGATAATGAAGGAGTGAGATACAATAGTCCAAAATTAAAGGTAATGGGTATTGAAGCAGTTAGGAGTTCTACTCCTTCTGTATGCAGAGAAAAAATTAATTCTGTTATGAGTGATATATTAAATACCGATGAAGATACTGTGATAGATAGTATTCAAGTATTTAAGAAAGAGTTTAAAACATTGGAGGCTGAAGAAATTTCTTTTCCTCGCTCATGCAATAATATAAATAATTATTGGAATGTTAGTTCTATTTATAGTAAAGGTACGCCACTTCATGTGAAGGGTGCATTGTTATATAATTATTATTTACAAGATAGTAAGTTAGATGATAAATATCAACTAATTAAAGAAGGTGATAAAATTAAATTTGTATATTTAAAAGTTCCTAATCCTTTTAAAGATAAAGTTGTTTCTTTTGTGAATTCTTTACCTAAGGAATTTGAGTTGTCTAAATATATAGATTATGATTTGCAATTTGAAAAATCATTTCTAGATCCAATTAAATCTGTATTGGATGCTATAGGATGGAAATACGAAAAAACGGCAGATTTGACTAGTTTTTTTTAAGTGGAGGATTATTATGGGTTTGAGAATATATGAATTAGCGAAAGAATTTGGAGT